CTAGATGCATGCATTAACTGAGCATCTGACATAGCCATTTTCGTTTTCTGTTTATTAGCGTAAATTTTACTACCCGCAGAAACGGCTAATTTAATTGCCGAAATCCACATGTTAGTACCAAGTAGCTTTTTTACTTTTGGAAGCTAACATTCTTTTAGTTCCTCTAACTTCAACGTTATCACCTTGAGCAACATAAACACCTTTTCCTCTAAAACTTGTTTTACCTCTAGGGTCTATATGCAAGTTTTGAGAAGGTACTTCTATATCAACTCCACCACTACAGTAACCGTCTTCGTTAATTCCAACTGCTTTTGTTATTTTTGGGTCCTTCATAATTTTCTCCTAAGTTTTAATACACTATCTCAGCGGCCCTTTCAAGACATTTACATCTTGAGCTTTTATGGCATCTGAGGTTAATTTCACGTCTGCAGACATTTGAGATTTTTCAATGGCTGTATCAGCCCTTAAATTAGCTAAATCTTCATTCTGTTGTAGTTTTGCTTCGGCCATTTGTTGACCTTGCAAAAATTTTATTTTATCTAAGTTAATTCTAGCGTCATCTTCTTTAATCTTACGTTCAGCGTCCATTGCTTTAAGATCAACTTCTCTTTCTTTAAGAGACAATAAAGGATCATGATCAAAGTGAGATGTAATTTTTTTCTCTTCATTCATAAACTCTTCAGTCATATCAGCAATCAACACAGCTTTTCTAGCTTCTATTTTTTGAGATATTTGTTGGAACTGTTGTTGCATCTGTGGGTTCTGAACTGCAGCTTGTTGCATCTGTGGCAACATTTGCATTTCTTGTGGGAACTCTAATTGAACTTGTTCTTGAGCCATTAAAGATATGTGTTCCATAATATTTTTTTCTAACGCTGCGGTAATGCTAGGATTATTTCTAACAAAATTACTAGCCATAAAGTTTAAGTGAGCTGTAACATGCGCTCTATGATCTTGACCTGGAAACGCTTGAAAAGGTTTTTGACCCATTGCATCAATATGTTCTAGAGCCGGATCTTTCGGCATATTTTGTGGAGGTGGTGGTAAAATTCTATCAATGTCTTTTACACCAATCGCTGCATACATATTTCTATAAGCCGCATACATATTATGCATTGGCGGATTAGATTGTGCTAACTGTAATTGAGTTTGCGCCATAGAAATTCTTTGAGACATAGAAAATATGTTTGGATCCGCTACCGGTAACACATCTACTCTATCATCAAAATCTGTTGCTTTAATATTTCTTGAAGCTCCAACAACATCGTATGGATATTCCGGTGGTAAAGACTCACCAAAAATTTTAGCTAATAATTTAAATTCTTGTTTAAGACCTACGTACAATCTTTTATGGATCGCTGACATCACTCTTGAACCACGTTCTAAAAGAGCTACGGTTGTACCAACAGCCGCCTGCTGATTCCCGTCACCAACCTGCATGTCAGCAATGGACGCGAAACGTTGTCCTGCTTGAACCACTATACCCATTAACTGTAATAAGGTCTGTGATGGTTCCTTGTATGGTAGGAATACGAAAGCATCTTTTAGATTACCACCTGGAGTGTCAACATCTTTAAATTCTCCTGGTTGTATATTAGCGGCATCATCTTTTACTCTAACACCACGTTGTTTAAATCCGGCTGGTAAATTTGATAACGTTCCAGCATCTAATAACTGACGGAGAGCCGCAGTTGCAGTACGACTTAGTCCGCCAATCATATGAATTAATCCTAAGCCATAAAATCCTAGTCCGGGCAGAAATTTAAAGTGGACAAAATATTGGATTTTAATTTTCTTGGGATCATTGGGCGCAAAATTTCGTCTGATAGACAAAACTTTCCTACTACCTTCTTCGACTGTAACGATGTAAGGCAATTTTATTCCAGTAGGCTCACCATCGGGCCCTACGTCTTCAAAACCTTCTAAATCCAAATTAACGTGGCACTCTAGAAGAGTGTATAGAGGTTCTACTCTTTGAGATTTATTAACACCTTCTACTTCACGCTCTTTTTCTTCAAGTTCGTTAGTAACAGTGCCGGTAGGTTTAGTTAATTCAATATCGGAATAAAATCCATTGACTTGTTGTTTTCTTAAATCATTTTCTGACATTTTAACAACATGGATGACTGATTCCGCATCGTCTAATGAGGTAGCCGTATACGGAACAACAAGGTCATCGGCTGGAACAAATTTTGATACCGCTCGTCCCAGTAAATCGTCATAGTAAACTTTTTTAAATGTTGAACCTGATAATGGAAGATAGAATAACATCTGATCAAACTCAGATTCGTATTCTTTCATCTGATCCATTATTTGATAGTTCATAAAATTTTTAACTCTTTCAGCTTGAGTTTCTTTTTGAGGATTAGTTGCCCCCATAACCATAGTTCTAACAGGTCCATCAGCTGGTAATAATTCTTTATAAGCTAGAGATTGAAATTGTGTAACTGCTTCAGCTAACACCGGGTGAGTTGCACCAGACGCTCCTTGAAAAGGTTCTGTTCTGTTAGTGTATTTAAATCCTAATAAATCTAGGCCTACGATGTAAGCTCTTTCCCATTCTGCACGAGATGTTTTATATTCCATGTAATCTGACTGTAACTGGTTACCAATCATGTCTGTGTCTTCTTCGGGAAGTATATCGGCTAAGTTTGCAAACGGATCACCACCATCGGGCATCTGCATTGCGCTCGGGTCAAAATCAATTGTTGCCCCATCTTCGTCTTCAGTAATTTCTACGGGTCCTTGTCCGGTTTCTTCTACTTCCTCAACATTGATTTCTTCTGCAACTTCGTCTTCGGGTCTATCAACGTTAGGGAGAGCTTTATCTATATCTGCCATATTTATTCTCCTGTATTGGTTTAACTTATTTCTTAGACTTAATCAAGCCTTGTGGATTTGGTCCACTAACTGGCGGGATCGCGTCGAACTTAACATGTTTCATGTTTTTTACAAGCGTTGGATTATCCGTGGTCCGGGTGCCATGGTCCTTGGATCTTGGTTTTGTTAGGTATCGCATCATTTCAGCGTATTCTTTAATATGCATTAATTAAACATCTTATCAAAAATTTTATTAAGGTTCACTGCTTTTTTATAATCAATCCTACCCTCATCTTCTCCAGTATCAATATTCTTTTTAACATAACCACTCACACCATCACCACCTTGATTAAAGCCTAGTCCAATTTTTTTCTCTCCAAAGCTTGCTGGATCTTGTAAGAAAAGTTCTTGACCATCTTTTTCAATCTTGTTTCTAGATTTACCAAAAGCATATTCTCCTAGAAGATTAACTTTAAATTTAAGAGGTACATCTAATTCCATAATTCCTTGATACATTTCTTTATCTGAAGTTATACCTTCGGGTGCTCCGTCGATTTGTTGTTTACCGGATTTAGTTCCTGTCATATTTATTTTAAACATGTCGGATAATTTTACGTCTTCCCCTTCATTATAACCAGGTCTACCCCCGTTTGCAAAACCCACAGTTTTTAAAGAATCTATTAAACTTTTACCACCATCTTTATGAGTAGCAACTTCTTTAGGATCGTATTTGTATCTTTTTAATAAATATAAATCATTAGGAGTAAAACCACCGTCTTTAAAACCAGCTCGACCACCGTCGGCAAATAATCCAGAGCTTGATAATAAACTTATTATTTCCATAATACCATCATGACCTAATTCCGTTCCCATAATTCCTTTTGCACCTTTTCCTTTTGGAGTAAAAAAGTCCATAACTTTAGAACCTGCACCATAACCCATTCTTCCACCGTCGGCTCTTAATTCACTTTGTTCTTGATCTATTGTTTTGCTTAATCTCTCACTAGGTTCACCGAAAAAAGGTTTCATCATACTGTCATATTGTGATTTACTAATCTCACCTTTTTTATAAGCCTCAGCAGCGCTCTGTCCCATTAAATTAAATAAAGTTTTTGATCCTAAAGTTTTTTGAGAGGCTTTTTTATTTTTAGCTAAAAGATCTAGTGTTTTTTTACCGTCACTCTCTCTTGGTTTA